GCAACTGATTTAAATTCATTAAGTGATGTCACTATTAGTGGTTCTCCTGGATCGGGTCAATTCTTAAAATATACTGGTTCTGGATGGGAAAATGCCACTGGTACTGTTGGTAATCTTACTGATCTTACTGATGTGGTAATTAGTGGTACTCCTAATGCTGGTGATACGGTTCAATGGGATACAGGAACCAGTAAATGGGTTAATGGTACAAATAGTATTTCTCAGTTAGATGATATTACTAATGTAGATATCACTACTCCAGTAGCAGATAATGTATTAAAGTGGGATGGAACTAATACTAAATGGATTAATGGTCCAGTTCCTGCGGTAACAAGTATAATTGCTGGAACTGGATTGGATGGTGGAACAATTACTGGTACTGGAACTATAAATCTTTCTGCTACTACTGTCTCTGCTGGAAGCTATACTAATGCAGATATTACAGTAGATGCTCAAGGAAGAATTACTGCTGCTGCTAATGGAACTGGTGGTGGTGGAGGAACATCACTTGGTAGTAGAACTACTAAATCTGGCGTTACTGGTAGTATTGCTAAAGATGCTTCTGCTGATTTAGATATTAGTGGTGCATTTAAATCATATGCACTACTAAAGGTTGCCATTGATGCTCCTGCATGGGTTGTTCTTTATACAAATGATACTACGAGAACTGCTGATGATGCTAGAGCAGAAGGAACAGATCCAACTCCAGGTTCAGGTGTTCTTGCAGAGGTTTATACAACTACTGCTGGTGCAAGCACATTTGTTATGACTCCTGGTTTAATTGGGTGGAATGATGATGGAACTCCAGGAACAACAATTTATGCTAAAGTGAAAAATAAGAGAGCAGCAGCAGGTAGTAATACAATCACAGTAACATTAACAGTTGTTCAATTAGAGGCATAATATGGAACAGGAGTATATCGTAGGATTAAAAAATAAATCCGACTTAGATGACTTCTATACTCAGATGGAAGAGAATTATGGAAATGATAGTATTCCATCTAGAAAATGTGAATGTTCTCAGAGAAGAACTATTAGTAGAAACACTCATTATAAATTAACGGATGGAGAGGTAGAAGAATTAAAACAAGATCCCAGAGTTAGTCATATAGAAAAACCAGGTATTGAAGTAGGTCCACGTTGGGAAGATATTAATCAAACTTATTCCAAAGATTTTCTTTGGGATACTAATACCTATAAGAATTGGGGTTTAAAAAGATGTGTTGATAAACAGCAAGATGGTTATTGGGGTACTGGTGATGAACCTGCTGCTTCATTAAATAGAACTTCATCAATTAAAACTACTAGCTCTGGTAAGAATGTTGATGTTGTAATTGTTGATACTCATATTAATCCAGACCATCCGGAATTTGCTGTAAATCCTGATGGAACTGGTGGTAGTAGAATTAATCAACTGAATTGGTTTTCTTATAATAGTGCAATGGGGATAAGTGGTCCTAGTACCTATAATTATAGCACTAGTGGTTATTCACCTAATAATAATCATGGAACTCATGTTGCAGGAATAGCTGTAGGGAATAGGCATGGTTGGGCTAGAGATGCCAATATCTATAATATTACTTTTAAAAGTGATTTACCAGATCCACCGAATAATTTGAATATGGGTGATTTTTGTCTTGATTATGTTAGATATTTTCATAATAATAAAGCAATAAACCCCATAACTGGTAGAAGAAATCCTACTATTTGTAATAATAGTTGGGGTACTCAAGGTGGTGATGTTCTTACTAAAAATATAACTGCATTTTCATATTTGGGAAATATATTTACCTTTCCGAATAATGATGATACTAGCTTAAAGAGATATAGATTGAGAAATTTGGGAATAGAAATAGTATATAAAGATGGAGAATGGACATGGCAACAACCATGGTTATCTAATTCTATAGGAGCAGATGTAATAGATGCTATTAATGATGGTGTAATAATGGTATGTGCTTCTGGAAATAAATATTACCATGATGTTGTATCAACCGATCCTTCTTATAATGACATGCTGATAATAAGTGAATTGAATGGTAATGTACCTAATATGCCTATTCGTAGAGGTTCGTCACCTTGTTCTGATGGAACTGCTATAAATGTTGGAAGTATTGGTGGTAGAACTGCTGAATATAAAGATTACTACAGTACGTATGGTTCAAGAGTAGATATTTGGGCACCTGGAGGTACAATTATATCTACTGTATATGACTATAATAGTGCAAACAGTGAATTATCTGGCACACCTAAAAATGATCCAAGAGATAGTAACTATTCTTTAGCAGTTGCTAGTGGAACAAGTATGGCATCCCCACAAGTTGCTGGATACCTTGCATGTTTAGCAGAGCAAGAACAAAATTTAACACAAGATGATGCAATTCAACATATTAAGGAATTATCTACTGCCAATGTTGGAAGCAAAACAAATCTTAATGAGGTAACAAGAACTTATAGTTCAGTTCAAGTTGGTGGAACAAATGATTCTTGGTGCAAATACACATTGACTAATACTATTATTGATGATAATTGGACTGTTCCTGCATCATCAGGAACCAATGAAGTTTTAAGATTTGAATTTAAAGAAGCAGGTAAAGATACAAGATATTTTTTCTGGTATTCTAATAACCAAGCAAAAGAACCAAATTTGGGATCTAATGGATATTCAGGATTTCATCAATCTGGTGGTAGCTATGCTCAACCAGATGAGACAGATATAACTGTGACTTTATCATCAACTGATTTTATGGGTCAAGATTTTAAAACTAATGGTAAAGAATATTATACGACTGCTGTGCAAATTACTATAAGGAATAATGAAATGTATCTTAATACATTAGGTGGTGATGATTGGTCTCTTGAAGATAGTCCTAATAGATACTTAACATATGATAAGAAAAGACCAGAATCAGGTGTCACATTTCCGCATGACAATTATAAAAATCGTAAATTAACTACTGGTGGTGTTAAATACCCCAGAACAAACAATACTGTTTACACAAGAAGTTAAGTATAATGGTACTACCAGTAAGAAATGATGATGGGGAGGGAACCCCACAAAATTCAATTTCATTTGATCAAATTACAGACGAATTTGGTAATCCCACACAAAATAAACTTGGTGCTTATCGAATTAGTCAAGATATTGGTGGATTATCTAATTTACCATTAGATGATGGTATTCCACAAACAGGAGAAATAAAGTTTAGTGATTTTTATGGTAAAAAACTAAATGTAGTTGTTAATTGTCATAGTGGAAATCCACAAGATCGTATTAATGCTAAAACTGATAAGTGGAATAATGATGCTGTTGATGTGATTGGTAATTTTAAAGGTAAAAAATTAAGTGGTAGTAAAGTAATAATTCACGTTAATAAACAAATTTCATCTACAGATAGTGGTAATCAAAATACATGCGCCTTAAGAACTGGTAATTTTAATACGGCACATTCCTTGCAAGTTGATATTGGTGCTGAAGGTTCCCTTCATGGTGCTGGTGGAGCAGGTGGTTATGGTGCAGATGGAAAATCAGATTATGGACCAACCAGTGGTGGTGGTGAAGGTGGTGATGGTAATAGTGCATTGGGTATTACTTATAATGGAACTACAGTAAATGTTTTATCTGGTGGTAAAATTTTATGTGGATATGGTGGTGGTGCTGGTGGAAGAGGTGCTAGAGATGTTGATTCTGAAGCTGACCGAACTGCCTGTGGAGGTGGTGGTGGAGGAGGAATGGGTATTCCTGGAGGTGCTGCAGGAGAAGATGGAACTAGATTAAGTGGTGGTGAAGATGAAGTTGCTGTGGCAGGACAAGAAGATGAGGAGGGAACTCCAACACACTCTACTGCTGGTGAAGGAAGTAGTGCTGGAAGAGGTGGTGAAGGTGGTGATAATTTCGAAGAAGCAATAGGACAAACTGGTGGTGCAGGTGGTGATAGTGAACAATCACCAGGATCTGCAACTGGTGGACAAGATGTTGGAGATGGAGACGATCCTGGAGTTAATGCTAATCCTGGTTCTAATGGTGCTGCCATTCGTAGAACTAGTGGATATACAGTTACAGTAAATAATTCTGGAACGGTTGAAGGTTCTACAACTGCAACAGGAGTTGCATAAACAAATCTAGTATGTTATAGTAAGAAAGAGATACGAGAAATTATATTATGAATGATAATTTTATTATAAGATATAAGGGTGCTTTCTCACGAGAAGATTGTGATACGATAATTAAACATATAAACAATTTTGAAAATAATAATTTATTGTTCTATGATGAAAAATATCGTCATCGAGAAGATCATAAAACAATTAGTGTTAATAATAATACTGAAGTAGATCTACCAGCATCAGCATTAATTTCACGTCTAATACTTCCAAACTTTAAACCTTGTGTTGATGATTATATTCAAAGATTTAGTGTTCTTGAACAAAGTAAATTTACCATTTATGATTTAAAATTAAAAAAGATTCCTCAAGGTGGAGGATTTCATGCTTGGCATTACGAGAATGGTTCAATGATATCTTCACCGAGAATGTTTGTTATTCAGATATATCTAAATGATAATTTTGATGGAGGAGAAACTGAGTTTTTATATCAAAACTTAAGAGAAGAAGCAGTTGCTGGTGATGTGCTTATATTCCCTGCTGGATATACTCATGTTCATAGAGGTAATCCGCCAATAGGAGGAGTAAAATATATTGCTAATTCTTGGGCAATAGTACAAGATAATGGAGGATATGAATAGTGGAAAAAGAAGAATTGGTTTGTGATGTTTTTAAGAAACCTTTTCCACATATGATTGTTAAAAATTATTTTAACAAAGAAGAACTAGAACTTATATGGGAAGAACTTAAATTCTATACCCATCCTGGTAAATTACTTAAAGCAGAAGACTTTGGTGGTATAGTTGGTAAAACTAATTCAAGTGCTATTATCTTAGATCAAATATATCGTAATTATTCAAAAAAGAAGGATGATAATATCAATGGGATGCCAAATTATAGACCATTATCAAGTATTCTTACTCTGAATAGAAAGTTGTTTGATTCTAGTATCTTAGATGCTTTTGCTGATGTTGATGATTCTGTTAGTTTAGTGAATCAAACAAATTGGGATAGTGTTAAAGTTAGGTATTATCATAATGGAGAATATTATGATGCACATACAGATAAATCTATGCCATTTCTAGCATTTTATTATATTAATAAAGAACCTAAAAAATATACAGGTGGAGAAGTTTACTTCCCTAAGTATGATTATGAATATGAATGTGATAATAACTCAATTATAGTATTTCCTGGTTGGGTAAAACATGGTGTTAAAGAAGTAAAAATAGAAGACTCTGACTATTTTGAGGGGTATGGAAGATATGCTATTACAACCTTCTTTGGTAGTAAATCATCAAACAAGTGATGTGTAAATATAAAAACACATACATACCTTTGTATGGATTGTAGTCGAGGTTCTATAATATTTTAAAGGGACGGTAGAACAACTGTCACAGCACCCATGATAGGGTGTTTTTTTATGCTATAATATGTACAGTTGAAATTCATTGATGCCATTACGTCCACACCAACTTGATGCTCTGGATGCCATGGCAAGTAGTCCAAAAGGTCAAGTGATTGTGCCCACTGGTGGTGGGAAGACAATGTGTATGATAGAGGATGCCAAGAAAGTATTCAATACACAAGAGGTTGCAACCATTGTAGTAGTTGCTCCACGTATCTTATTAGCAGGGCAATTATGTTCTGAATTTATGGAAGAGATTAGTGATGTTAATGTATTGCACGTACATAGTGGAGAGACTGACTATAACTCTACAACAAAAGTAGATATGATTAGACTTCATAACAATATGTGTTGTGAAGCAAATGCTCATCAAATCATCTTTACAACATATCATTCATTGCATAGAATAGTTGAGAGTGATATTGTGGTTGATGTAGTTTACTTTGATGAGGCACATAACAGTGTTCAAAGAAACTTCATCGGTGCTGTAGAGCATTTATCAATGTATGCTAATCGTACATACTTCTTTACTGCCACACCTAAACATAGTAAAACACCATTTAAGGCAGGTATGAATGACAGTGACATATTTGGTAATGTAATATGTCAAGTACCAGCACCCAAGTTAGTTGATGCTGGATATATTCTACCACCAAAAGTAGAAGTATATGAGTCACGTTTACTTAACAAGCATGAGTTGGTTGCTGATAAAGATTGTGAGCAGATGATTAATTCTATTGATAACTTACAGAAGGGTAAGGTATTGATATGTGCTAAGTCAACAAAACAGATTACTAACTTAACATCACAAACTGACTTTTGTTGCAAATTAAGAGAACGTGGTTATAATTGGATGTATATTACTGCTAAGACTGGTGCTATTATCAATGGTAAGAAAGTTGGTAGAGATAAGTTCTTTGAGGTATTAAACAGTTGGGGTAAGGATAACTATACTAAGTTTGTAGTTCTACATCATAGTATATTATCTGAGGGTATCAACGTAAATGGACTTGAGGCAGTGTTGTTCTTACGTTCTATGGATTATATCGGTATCAGTCAAACGATAGGCAGAGTAATCCGTAAAGGGGCAGCAGAGAAGGAGTATGGTTTGGTATGTATTCCAGTTTACTCTAAGGTGGGTATTTCTACTGCACGTAAGGTAGAAGCAGTTGTTGATATTATATTCAACAAGGGTGAAGCAGCAACATCGGTGGTCACAAAATGAGTAAAGAAATTCCTACAAAAGAATACATGCAAGATGGATGGGATAGTGGTCCTATTGGTTGCCATCCATATAAAAGGGGTTCCCGACATAATAAGATTGGGATGTGGATAATGTGGATATTCTATGGTATAATTACAGTACAAATAGTACATCTTCTTACGGTACTTCCATTGATTTTTCCTATATTGATGGGTACTGGATTAGTATTAACAGGTTATGTTGTTATTAGGGTGAATTGGAAATGATAGGACAATTTCAATGGATAAATGGTTATGAGGATAAGAACTCAAATCCTGTATTCAAACATGCTAAGAATCCCGACCAGTGGGAAGTAAAGGATAGTAGATTCATTATGTTTCGATATGGAGAAGGTGGTGCAATAGACATTAGGATTATGGAGAATGATACTGATTTCAAACATGACATAAACATCACTGTCGATGATGATGGTAAATTAAAGGCAATAGTATCTCAACAAACAAAATGAGTACAGTTACATTAGTTACAGGTGGATTTGATCCCTTACATAGTGGTCACATTGCTTACTTTAAAGCAGCAAAAGAGTTTGGTAATATTTTATGTGTAGGAGTGAACTCTGATGACTGGTTGACCAGAAAGAAGGGTAAACCCTTCATGAATATAGATGAAAGATTATCCATCATCAAGGAACTTAAATGTGTAGACCTTGCTATTGAGTTTAGAGATAAAGATGATAGTGCTTGTGATGCTATTGAGATGGCGTTGGAAGTATATGATAATGTGGTATTCTGTAATGGTGGTGAT